TTGAGCACCATCTATATCAAATAATTTATGACTATTCATCTTATGACCTTTACCAAACATTTTTGCATCTGCTTGATTCCAATAAGCAGCTCTAGAAAATTCTGCGAATAGTTGACGCTGTTCTGGTAAAGTTAAATGCTGAGATATCATTTTTATTTGTTTACTACACCTATGTTGTACTTTGGTATAAGTTCCCACTCATTTTTTTCTTTATGAGGAAGAACTTTAATCTGGGACATTGGTGCAATTGGGTCATTGTGGTTATTAGATATCACTTTGAGTAGACCCCACTCTTCTAAAAGTCTTGCAATAGAATTTCTTCTACCAATATCAGATTCGATTAGAGAACTATCCTTACCATCTAGTAAGAACAATTCCTTAAAATGCACGAGGAAGTATCTACCTCGTTTATGTAGTATGTGGCAAGATTGGTAAAGTATTTTTTCTTTTCTGGATGCAACACCTATGCGTGTAAGTGTTTCTTTAACCTTTAGAAAATCATCCTGTTGTTTTAACTCTACCTCTACCATGTTGGAGAGGTCATAACTCATTATTGTCTCCCACCTTTATTCATTCTCTCTTTCATTATCTTTATTTCCTTTGCAGTAAGAATCTTGTGATATTCCTCTGCTTTGGTCATTGAACAATCATAATATTTTGCAATGACTTTCATATCTTCCAATACTCTGGGTTTACTCCATTTGGAAAACCTTTTTCTTTTTCTTAAAGTATTTAGGAAATAATGAAATTGAAGAGTCGAATCTAGATGAGATTTCGAGTTCATTTCGTTAACATATAAGATGCAGTCTTGATGATAAGACAAACTCTTGTTGGTTAAGAATGCCGAGTATGATTTGCGTGATACATCATCTACCATGATATCTTTCTTGGTAAAGGTTACTGCGTTAACGAAATCAAATGGATTCATAATACTATTATACCATAAAGTCCATAAGTGACAAGGAATCTTTTGGAGTCCATAAGTCCCTCAGTTCATTCTTGATGGTTCTATCTATTCCTAGTGCAGAATAGATATCATCATTCAGTTGTTGACCATTAATTTGGTCTTCTGATAAACAAGTTTGTATTCCCTTGTTTATCTCCTTTATATGAGTATCTTCAGCAAGAGAAAGTTTATCTAAATATTCCTCTTGTGATTCTACTCTATAAAAATCTTGTATCTTGGTATTCTTTTGACTGTCGTATTCTGGATGCATGAATGGTGACACTCCACATTTTAAATTCTCTTGATACTTTGCAGTTGCCCATCCAGTATCAATAGGAACACAAAAACTATGTTTCCATGTTTTCATTTCTGGGTATAAACTATCTCTGTTAATCATTCCTTTGAATGCAGTATTACTTTTAATTATCTCTTCATCCCATTTACCATAAACGATAATATCTTTAAGATACCAACTATCACTATTTAAAAACCAATCTCTTAATATTGGATATCTTGGTCTATGACCATTACCAAGTTTTTTAGTTACTAATCTTTCATCTGTTCCTGCTTCATTTAAAACAATACCGATATTTGTTCTTCTTTGTTTCCAACTCTCATCAATAAGAGAAATGTTCTCATCTAGGTTACATGCAATCTCTGTATTACTGTAAACTACTGGTATCTCTTCTTCTACTATAGATTGGTCTGAATATGATTTTATATTTTTGCATACTACCTTTGTATTGTATTGTGAAAGAATTATTTTAGGGTTGTTAAACAAATCATGTGCTTTAGATGTATTAAGACATCTTGGGTCATCTACTATTGATATCCAAGGAATTCCTAATTCATTAAGAGTATGGATTACTGGTGCTGCAGCTCTCTTTGCCATATCTAAAGGTTTACCAATAGTTCCACCTTTAGTGTATACTCTATCTGGAACATTGATATTAAGAGTAGGGCCTCCACCAATGATTCCATAATCTATATTAACTTGATTCTTATTTAACCATTCTAATGGTTCTAGATACTTTGTACTTAAATCACCTTTGGTATGTTCCAAAGTATTAAACACATTATTGTTTGGAAACCACTCTTTTCTTAATTGAGGGTTTATGGTTGAAAAATTATTATGACCGATGATATAAAAGTTATCATCTGGATTGTTGTATGCAAGATTAATTAGAAGTCTACAATGGTCAGAAGATGCAAAGAAAAGTTTACTCCCACTGTCAAAATCTAATTGGATTCCATTTTTTGCAAATACAAAATTAGCCACGACTTATCCTTTTCTCAACTCTATCTCTTAGTTCAGTTGTAGAGAAACTATGACTTCTTTTGTTATAGTAAATTTCTATATCTGGAATATCATGACCAGTATGTTCAGTTCCTTCATACTCTTCACCACAAAACCTTATGTGTGGTTTTAAAAGTAATAGTTGGTCTATGATATCTTGTTCTGTTTCAAAAGGAATAATACAATCTACATATTCTATTGCCTGTAGTTGCACCCACCTTTCAAATACACTTTGTATAGGTTTTTGTTTTAAATCTGGTCTATCTTTAGTTGGGTCAACAAGAATACCAACCACTAGGTAATCACAATTTGCTTTTGCTTCAGACAACATTGCAACATGTCCAGAATGTAGTAGGTCAAAAGAACTACAAGTGTATCCTATCTTTCTTCCTTCTTTCTTATATCTTTGTATTTGCGATAAGTTCATCTATTACCTCTAAACATTTTTCTTTTTGGTCTGTGTACTTATAGAATCTAATCCAATGTGTTAGTTCTAACTCCATCATAGGATACTCTTTAAATCTTTCTAGGACATAATCATATCTATTGCATACTCCCTCAAACCTTCTAAGTGACATTTGTAATTTACTAACATCCAATAACCAACTAGACCATAATTCTTTTTCATAGATAGGGTCAATCATAACAATGTCTTGATTCCAACTAGAAATAAAATTATCAATAGAAGCATCACCATGACAAAATGAATGATTGTCCTCACATATATCTTTTATATTTTCTAACCAAGTCCAAGAGAGCATTTCTTGGTCGGGCCAGTTGGAATACCAATGTGTTTTAACTCTATCAATATAACTATCAAATGTCACTTCATGAGAAGGTATTGTTTTAAAGGTTTCCAAAGTATTACACAACCTGTTTACATCAACATCACCAATAGGTTCAATATACTCCATAGTAATTGTATTACCTATCAGTTTATGTATCTTTGGTGTATTAACAATTTTAGATGCAATATCATACCACTCTATTACTTTATGACTATTATCAGCAGTCTTATTAACTACATTTCCTTGTTTAATTATATAGGCACCACTCATTCCTTTAAGTTCTTTATGTTCTAATGCAACAAACTCATCTGGTCGTAATGCTTTATCATCTATGTAATAAGTTCCTAATGGTTTGTTAAATGATAACTCGTGATATCTAACACCATTATCTAATAACCATTTTTCTATTTGTGGTCTGTACTTCTTATCTGCTTTTGTGTAATCACCACCACAACTCAATTGTCCTCGTGCAGTAAGAATAACAATATCCCAACCCTTATCATAGAACTGATTGATTTTTCGAATTACTAATTTATCTGCCTTTGCATTTTCCCAATCTCTATTAACTGTAAATGAGATTGTGTCATCAAGGTCACATACTATTCTTTTGTTATACATCCAAGAATGCCTCTAAACTACCAGTCTCCTCGTATTTACTTTTGTGTGGCCCGATTGCTTTTTCTGATTTACCACCTTGACCTTTTGTTGCAACATCTGTTGAACAATATGCAACACAAGACAACCTTATACCATCACCTTCTATCTTGGTGACTCCATGAATCTCATTTGAATCTGCAATCAATACATCACCATCATCTGCCTCAATGGCAATTCCATATCTTGGGAATACCAAGTATGCACCACCAAAGTCACCTAGTCTAAATACACACATAGTAGTCATACCAAACTCTAGGTCTTTACCATCCACATGTGCAGACATCTTTGCAGTACCTTCACTGGAATATCTATTTGCAGATAGGGTTGTTATAGGAGCCCCACCTAAGTGATACTTCTCATCAATACATTCATCTGCATATGTTCTTTGTAGTTTCCA